TCACTAGCTTCAAGCCTTCCTCTGTGAGTAACCCACGGGCATGTGCATCCATGTGAAACTTAAATGTTGCACCACCATCTTCGTGTTCTTCTACGGTTTCGACACCAATTATACCTGCATCTTTACTCATAGTTTTTCTCCACTAATGCTGACCACGATACAGGAAATAGCTTACGCATTCTGTCACTGATCTGTGTAGCAACAAACCTTGTCTCTGCCTGTGTATCAGATGCACAACGCAGGTTACACATATCAGCAAAGGCATCTAGTGATCCTGACCAGTACCACTCCGTCATGGTAGACTGTGGTAGTACCATACGTGCTTGCTCAGGGCAAACACCTTTATCTAATAAAAGTTTATAAGTTTCACGTAACCACTCAGATATTTCTATGACATGTCCTTGTAGTGTACCAGAACCAAGTATTGCAGTGTTATGTTCTGTGTCTAATATAGAAGACAAATCTACTACACCTTCACTGCCTTGCTTCTTATCTTTGGCACGTCCACGCCATGTCTTAGGCAAATAATACTCAGTGTCTTTATCTACATACCTACGGCTGATCTCATTCCAACGTAGGAATTTATGCTTGACCAACTGCCTAGCCACAAAGATAGGAGCCTTGACGTGGAAGCTGGCAAAGCAATGCCCAAAGGGTGACATGTGTTTGTGCTCTGCCAGATAGTGTATAAGCTTCTCGTCCTTCTTCTCAAGCTCCCATTTACCTAGCACATTATCGACGCAGATCATACCTGATCGTTTACCAAATGACACACGGGCAGCATTTACTACTGTAATATCACTACCCATATGACCAATGTATGTTGCTTCAATCATTTTTTATTTCCTCTAATACTTCTATAGCCTCTCCTTTAGTCAATTTAAACCATTCACCTTTTAAACCGCCAGCAGTGCTACGTTCCCCTTTTCTTTCAGCAATTTTATGTGCTTTGCGTTCAGCAAGATTACGGTTATCAAAATATACAGAATGTATAATCTCATAGTCACGTAGTGGAGAACTTGTTTGGTATCCATTTAATCTGTCTTGAGAATCTATTGCCTTACCTATCTTTATCCACTCAGGCCATGCAGGATTATATATTGCATATACATATCCTTCCACTATATCATTTAGTTTAGATAGCTCAAAGGCAGCATCGTTGATATTTTTATATCTACCCGCCTTAAACATTTTGTGCATTGGGTTTCTCTTAGAAATTTCTTTTCCATTTATATACACTCGTGTAGCATCACGTTTTTTAACGGCTTCTGGGTTATCTTTATAGTAAAAAGACTTACCTGTTTTTGGGTTTGTTGTGTTTTCTAACATATCAATCTCCTTCTTATGCTACGTATCTTGCTATTTTGTATTCAAGTTCAGTGTGTACAATACCGTGCCACCCTGTGAGTTTGTTTTTCACAATGTTAATGTGACGTTGGTTGTCTTCTTCATCCTGCCCTTCGACAGTGGCATTTTTAGAAATCATAATCATCAGATCAGCTTCTGCTGCCTTACCTGTACGACTACCTTCCATCATGGATTGGTTCAACACAACCTTGCCCTCTGCTTCAGCAGACAGTTGGGACATGTAGAATACTGCACAGTTGTACATCTTTGCAATCTGTCTGGCATGTATTGCATTAGCCTTGAGTGCTTCGTCGGGACGTGCAAACCCACCTGTCTTAGCAAACTTATCACCCATGTCTAGGATTACAATGTCAGGTTTGTACGACTTACATACAGACTCCACCCAATTCATATCACGACCTGTCGCATCCTTGAACATGATGTTACCACGTATACGATCAAAGATGTCGGCTGCTGTAATCTTGTTCTTACTGATCTGGAACTTGTCCATGCCAGTAGCAGCCGTGATGTATCTATGTGCGACACGGTGATACCCTTCCTCGTTACACAACACGATGCACTTTGCACCCTGCCATGCAAACCCGTTAGGACCAGCCACAAGAGAGGCATGGAATGATGTCTTACCTGTATTTGGTCTTGCGCCGACCTCAATCAGGTGTCCTGCATTGACGCCCTCTATCTTATGTACAAGAGTAGGTATGTTGAATACCCACTGAGACTCAAGGTCAGTCATTGAAAGTATTGTATCAAGACTAGTATCTTCCCACGTAACTTTGAGGTTGGGAGTGAAGTCATCGCCATACTGTTCAAGCAACATACGTAAAGGCTCAAGACTAGACTTATCACCATTCACATAGTCGAAGCCAAGGTTGGCAATGTCCTCACCAACTACCTGTTGAAACAGTTTAGATAACACTTCCTGTGCTATGTCACTGCCCATAGGCTTCTCACGTTTCACCTGAGAGAACAGGTGTGAGTATGCCTGTTTCTGTGCAGTTGTAAGTGTAGGATTGTTAGCCATGAACAAGGCTTCAATCTCATCTGGTGTTACGGTACGTTCGTAACGGGTCATAGCAGTGTCAATGGACTGCTTGATCTTACGTACATCCTTGCTGAATAGTCTATCAGGGCAACGAGCACCACGATGTTCATCGTAAAACTCTTTGTCCATCAAGCTACGTATGAGGGATAATTCCATTTCATTCTCCTAGCGTTGTCAGTTTCATCATGTCGGTTGGATTCCTATACTTGAGGTCATCCAGTAGGTATAACACACGTATCTGTTTTACGTGTGATCGTAATTCTTTTGCAATTGCCAAGGTCTTTGGTAGTGCATCGGGGTCTAGGGCAATCACTGCTGTTGAGAACTGTGATAAGTATTGCTTATGTCCCTCTGATAATGATGTACCCAACACTGCTACCCCGACATATACATCATCATCTTGGCATCCAGTTCCGTCTGTCGCACCTACAATAGCTGCACTCACACAGTCCTCAACAACTACAGCAGTTTTACCACATCCGTAGGTGTATGGCAAGCTACTATTTCCATATCTTTTCCACTTGGGAAGTTTCTTTGACAGGCTACGACCCGTAGCATCCACCATGACATTACCCTGCATAATAGGGAACACCACACGATGTTCCTTCACATCATACAGTAGACCCAATGCCTTGGGGTCAAGCCCCCACTGGTCACAGAACTTACCAATTGCATCATAGTCCTGTACAATCCAATCAGGTTTAGAAAAACCTACAGAGTGTGTTTCTTGTGCAACACTGCCAAGGGATTTACGTATGTCATCTGCGGATAGATGCACACGTTTACCCCCAGACACAGAGCACCCAGCCTTATAACAGTTCCACACTAATGATCCCATGTTGTTAGTAACAGTAAACGTTTTATATCCATTACACTCAGGACAATTCATACGTTTAGTTTCACCATTACTAAGTGATAGATCATTAATTATATTTCTTACACTCATATGTATCACTTTCTATGTTGTTCGTTTCACTCAAGGATACAGATACATTACGCATTGTCAATGCATTATTTGCACTGTCATAAGAATGTTTCAGATAAGGCTTCACTGAAGCCATGTGATTGTGTCCTGTCACAGACATGATCTGGTTTATTGGTACACCTTTCTGATCCATCTGTGTTACCCCTGTTCTACGTAAGTCCATAAGACGTAAATCTTCTGACAGTCCAGCTAGTCGCATGACCCGTCTACCTACTTTAGACAGACGTTCCATAGCATAGGGATTATATACACCAGACACAGGTCTAGGGTGCGGTGCCACATACTCTTGGAATCCAAAGTCATTACGTTGTGCATTCAACATCTCTGTCAAGTCATCAGAGATGGGTAGTGTCACCTCTGCCCTGCGTTTACTTTGCTCAAGAGATAGCTTTTGCCTGTGCAAATCAATGCTTTCCCACTTGAGGTTACGCATATCCCCAAGACGTTGACACCATTCATATGCCATCTGTACGATCAGCCCAATGTTTCTGTATTCAAACTCAGAGTATGCAACGTCAAGGAACTTGATTACATCTCCATGTGTCCATGTAACTTTTCGTTGCTTAGGATTCTTACGTTTGATGTTAGCCCAAGGATTCTGCGTAGCATGTTCCATCTGTATGGCATAGTTGTACACTCTGCTTGCACAGGTAGCCGCATGATTAGCAAAGCTTACACCACGTTTAACCCAATCCTCATAGGCTTGCTTGGCAATCTTGGTTGTAACCTTGTCGTATCTACGCCAGCCCATAGTCTGATGCAGTATGGTCAGGAAGTATCTGTAGTCAACTTTAGTTGTATCACGTAACATATTGAAATCATTAGACTGATAGTAATAGTTGATCAGATCTGTGACCTTGCTGCTTGGCTTGATACGTATAACAGAGAGTTGTTCCTCTCTCCATTTGTCAATGTTATCATTGTGTTGTTTAACTATCTTACGAACCTGCTTTAAGTCTGACCCATAAGACTCTCTTTTTACTACACCTTCATCGACTAGTATCTGTGGTGGATTGAAACGGTAGGAGATGTCACCCGAAGATGACACCTGTTCCTGTACATAACGTGGTAAGGTTCTCATGCAATCTCCTGTTCAATGTAAGACCATGCACATTCATATGCATGATCCCAATTTAAAATTTCACCAGTTGCTACATCATCATCAGCCAAAGCCCTAGCCCAATGATCTAGGCTAGGCGCATGGTTCAAAGGCAGTTCTAGTTGCATTATGCTGCCTCCAATTGAATGAACCGATCATCACTGATCCACTTGGACACCTCTTGCTCACGACTAAACATGCTGATAGCCTGTGTATCATTACCAGTATTACGCAGGTTGAACCCATTGCGTTCATCAGCATAGCTGGCATAGTTTGTGAAGGCAGAATACAATGCCCACTTGTTGTGACCCCGTGTGCTTGCCTCTGCACAGTAC